AACAGACACGACATTCTAAACACCCAACTTCTGGTAGCTAACGATTTGGTGAGCAACTTAAAGAGAGGTGACTTAATGCAAGACAAGTACCAACTTAATGGCACACCATCTTGTGAGCCTTTTGAGGATAGGTTTGAGAACCTATTGGTAGGTTGGAATCTAACCTTGTCTATAGACATTGCTAATACTATTACCACTTGTCCGTAGTAACTCAAAATACAGAGAGAGTCTTACGGCAGTTTGCCGAGAGAGTAATCAAGGCAGCGAGGCTGAATCTTGGTGCTACTCGTACTATTACTTACAATGATGGTAAGAAAAAGAGACGAAGACAAGTATCCTCTGGAAAGCTAAAGGATAGTTTAGACTACGACATTACTACAGGAGTACACCTACTTATGTCTTTCACTATGGAAGACTATGGTAAGTATATTGATGAGGGGGTTAGTGGTACGAAGTACAAAGTGCCTAATGGAAGTAGATTTGGTTTTGATGGTAAGCAACCTCCTATGGGTTCTATCCGTACTTGGATGGCTCAAAAGAAAGTTAAAGCAAGAGACCTAAAGACCAATAGCTTTGTGAAGCAGACAGAGGCGAACCTCAACACGGCAGCCTTCTTAATAAGTAGAAGTATTAAGCAACGAGGGATTCCCAAGAGTGAGTTCTTCCAAGCACCATTTAGATTAGAGTTTGAGAAGTTACCAGAAGAGGTACTACAAGCTATCTCAATGGATGTAGATGAATTTTTGAAATTTACCAAGCGATGAGTGTAATAACACCAACAAGTTTAGTGGGGGCAAGAAGCCCCATATATGTTACGGCTAACTATTCAGCCCTTTCTTCATCTCTAACGGATGTAGAATTTGAAGTATATATATGGCAAGGGTCAAGGTCTTCAAGACCTGCATCACCACAATACACTCTATTTAGAGATGTGTTTGCAGGAACTGATGTCTCCTTTGACATTGCTCCTATGGTACAAGAGTACCTATCTAATGCTTACGAGAACCTTGATGGTACAACGGTAACCTATGCACCTGATGGTAGCGTAGTATGGGTGCAGATGGATTACACGGTAAACTATGCGGACAAGGGATACCCACCTGCTATTGTAAACGATACAGGAAGCAGCGAAATCTTTGAGGCTTCTAATGGCTACCACATATTTATTGAGGCGGCTAACAAAGAGGTGAACAAAGGATTCGCAAGTGTCAATGCAGTTAAATACATTCAGGATTCAGGCAACGAAGTAGTGCCTGTATATCTTGGTAAGTGGGGTGAGGGTTATGACATCTATTGGGCATACAAGGATAGAGTTATTGCAGATGGTGGTACTGTTGAGGGAGGTACTCAATGTGCTAACATTGGATTAGATGTGGTTGAGTTTTTAGGTGATAGCGGATACAATGTAGAGATAAGAATAACAGAGTCGGAACTACAAGGGATACAAGCAGAGGAGCGCATTATGTTACTACCTTGTGGCGTTACCAACCTTACAACTTGGTTAGATAGCGTAGGTGAGTCACTCAACTACACAAGCTACTATGACCTACGATTAAAAGACAAGGACGGCACGGTGCTTGACACTCGTAGATTTTACCCTACTTGTGAAGCGAAGTATTCACCAAGCGTGATGCAGTTTATAAACAAGAACGGAATTTGGGAGAGTGTTACCTTCTTTAAAAGAAGTGACTCTACAATAAGCACCACTACGAGTGAGTACAGAAAGTCTTTAGGGAGTTCTGGTTCTACAGGGTTCACCTACGACACGACTGCCCATAAGTATCAACGCATAAACACCAATGGTAGAAAGAGATTTACTCTTAATACAGGTTGGGTAGGTGAAGACTACGATACTATTATGGAGCAGATGTTGATGAGTGAGCGTGTGATGTTAGATGGTCTACCTGTCAATGTTACTACCAACTCATTAAACTTACAGAAGTCAGTAAACGATAAAATGATTAACTACATCATTGAGGTAGAAGAAGCATTTGACACAAGGTATGTATAGAGTAGACTTGTATATAAATGGTCAAAAAGCTGACCTATTTCCAGACGAGAGCATAGAGATGAACTTGAGTGTGCAGAACATTAAGGACATCTCTAAAGTCTTTGGTGACTTTACTAATAGCTTTACTATTCCTGCCTCTAAAGTAAACAACAAGATATTTAAGCACTACTATAATGTAGACATTGATGGTGGGTATATATCTAACCTTCGTACCAATGCGTTCATAGAGGTGAATAACAACTTGTTTAGAGTAGGGGTGTTAGAGTTGGAGGGTGTGCAGTTAAAATCACATCAACCATATTCTTATAGTGTAGGGTTCTATAGTAATGTCACTTCTTTGAAGGATAAGTTCGGTGAGGATACACTCAACGACCTTGACCTATCGGCACAAGACCATACTTATAACGATACTAACATTGAGACAGGTATCAATAGTTATGTAGCAGGTACAGGAGATGCGGTAATCTATCCAATGATTACACCTGTTACAAGATGGTATTACGACTCACAAGGCTCTCACGGAGATGGTAACATTCATTTTCACAATGACCCTTCTCACGGAGTATTCTACTACGACTTAAAACCTGCAATCAAATTGCAGAAGATTATAGATGCGATAGAGACGAAGTATGGTATCACTTTCCAAAGCAACTTCTTTGACTCTGCTGACTTTGGTAAGCTATTTATGTGGTGTCATAGGAGAGCAGGGTATATGTTCAAAGACCAACCATTATCTGTAGGTGGAGAATTAATACCATTGGTAGATGGAGGTGGTACGGATTGGAACAATACGCTACATAGATTTGATGTAACATCTTCATCAAACCCTGCATTAATATCTTACAGTCCTTCTGCAACTGCCTCTACCAATTATAGAGTAGATGTATTTATTAATGACGAACTATTCTCTTATAAAGAACATTCGGGTAGTGCAACTAATGTCTTTGTTTTCTTACCAACTCTTTCGGTAGGAGATTATGTAGATATGAGGTTAGCACCATCGGGTGATAATTCTGCCGTCACCGTAGGGATGGTAGCTAATTGGTATGCCGATGCAGCAGGGACAACTATATTAGCAGCTACCGCCACACCTTTAGCTACGACTACGGCAGGTTTGGTAACAATGGCAGACCAAATGCCAGAGCAGAAGATTGGTGATTTCATAGGAAGCCTTGTAAGGGCTTTTAACTTGGTTATAGTTCCTGTAGGAAACGGTAAATACGATATTGAACCATTAGACGATTGGTATGCAGAAGGGACTACAAGAGAAGTTAGTGAGTATGTTGATACAGAAGAGGTCAATATCAATAAACCATCACTATATCGTAGAATCAATTTTAAGTACAACGAGACAGGAGCTATACTTGGAGAACAATACAGACTCCAAAACGACATAGGCTATGGTGACCTTAAAGCAGACTTCTCATTTGATGGTGAAGAGTTTGAGGTTGAGGTAGGCTTTGACAATATGCTCTTTGAGAGATTGACGGACACCTATGTTAATGGTGTAGGTCTTACTGAAATTAATGTAGGTCAATGTGTGACCAGAGAGTTAGAGCCTTATATCGGTCAGCCTATTATCTTCTATGCAGCAGGAAACCTACGCATTCAGTTATCAAACCATTGGAGTTATACTGATATGAATGGTGGTGCTAATGAAAAGCAAGATATGTGGTTGATAGGAAATGTAAACAACCCTACTGCTGAAACCGTTACCAAGACCTTAAACTTCGGCACAGAGGTAGACCCTTATCTATTGCAAGGATTTAGTCAAGGGTTGTACAATAACTATTGGAAGGACTACATTACAGACTTGTACGATAGAAAGAGACGAGTATTTATGTACAAGGCTCAACTACCTCTTGGCGTGATGTTAGCATTGAAGATTAATGACAAGCTCACAATAGGTGAAAGAAACTACATTATCAATCAAATGAAGTTAAACCTATCCACAGGTGAGGCTCAAATGGAATTGCTCAACGATGTATAGTAGATTAGGTTATCTTATAAAGGCTCTCAAAGAGACTAACGACAAGAGTGAGGATGTAAGGATTGCCAAAGGCAAGTACCAATACCCTCGTACTCTTAAAGAAGCATTAGGCAAATGGCAATAGAGAAGAACATAGTTATTGGTGCAGACCTCTCTGGTCTTGAGGCAAAGCTACAAGAGTTAATTAACCTCTTAAAGCAGTCTCAAAAACAAGCCAATAAAACTGCTGATAGTATAGATGACATTGCTGAATCTGTAGAGGATGTTGGTGACAATGCTAAAGAAGCGAAGAAGGGTATTGACTCTATGTCAACAGGGTTTAAGACTCTTGGTCTTTCTATCAAGGCAGCAGGTATTGGTCTTCTTCTTGAAGGATTCCAACTATTTAAAGAGGTGGGTAAGTCTAATCAAGGTGTCACCGATGCGTTTGCGGTAGCACTACAGACTTTAATCTTTGCTTTTAATGGCGTTATTCAAGCGATACAGAATAAGTCTTGGTCGCAGTTTGCTTCAGCCCTTACAGATAGTATGGCACAAGCAAAGGAGTTTGTAGAACTCCAGAAGATTGCAATGATTGCTGATGCTGAAAGAAACAAACTACAATTAGAATCTCAAATACTTGCAGAACGCCAAAGACAGATAAGAGACGATGAGCGTTTAAGTATCCAAGATAGGATAACGGCTAATCAAGAGTTGAATCGTATTCTTGGTGAGCAGTTAATAAAAGAGGAAGAGGCTGCTTATAAAAAGCTACAGGTTGCTCAACTTGAGTATGACCGTAATCCTAACAATGAGAATTACCTACAACTGTTAGAAGCCCAGACCGAGCAGATAGATATTCAAGAGCGTATTGAAGGACAGATGTCCGAATACCAAATGAATAAGAACTCTTTAATAAGAGAAGAGGCTGACCTCAAACGAATGATTCACGAGCAAGGACAAGAGCAACTTCGTATTGTAGAAGAGGGTGACATCTCTCTTATGGGCAATAAGATGAAAGCCCTTAAAAAACAATATGACCTTGAGGTAGGATTAGGCAACGCAAGGATTTATGTACTTGATGAAGAAATATCTAAACTAAAAGAAGGCACTCTTGAGTACCAAGAGGCTTATGGTGAAAGGATGCTTCTTGAAGCGGAGTTAGCCGCCTTTAAAAAGCAGAATGCAGCAGAGGAAGCACAACTTCGTAGAGACAATATCCAAGAGAACTTTGATTTAACCTCTCAAGGATTTGATGCTATTATGCAACTCAATGAAGCCTTCGCTGAAGATGACGAGGCATCTGCCGAGAGAGCATTTGAAAGAAACAAGAAACTACAAACTGCACAAGCCGTAGTGAATACCGCACAAGCGGTGACCGCACAATTAGCAGTACCTCAAGATGCCCTCACAGGTGCTAACTTTGTGAAGGCAGGTATAGCCCTTGCAACAGGTATTGCACAGATTAAAACGATACAAGCCACGCAATTCGGAGGGGGAGTTGGGAGTTTAGATAGTAACATATCCGAACCCCAATCTCCATCTTTTAACATTGTAGGGTCTACAGGAGCGAATGCCATTTTAGAGTCATTACAAAACAATCCTGTAAGAGCATATGTCGTAGGAAGCGATGTTACCTCACAACAAGAATTAGACAGAAATAGAATTAACCAAGTATCATTCCCATAATGAGAATCGTAGAACTATTATTAGACGAGGAGAGCCTACAAGCAGGTATCCAAGCTATAAGCATCGTAGAGTCCCCTGCTATTGAGGAGGACTTCGTAGCCCTCAAGGAAGAGGAGCGAGTAGAATTGAAAACCATAGATGAGGACAAGCGTGTACTATTGGGTGCAGCTCTTGTACCTAACAAACCTATCTATCGTAGAAATGGAGAAGATGAATACTACATCTACTTCTCGCAAGACACGGTTAGAAAGGCAAGTGAATTATTCTTCATCAACGGCAACCAGAACAAAGCCACATTAGAACACCAAATAGACATCACAGGATTAAGTGTTGTAGAGAGTTGGATTATTGAAGGTGAGCAAGACAAGAGCAAGATGTATGGTATGAATTTACCTGTAGGCACTTGGATGGTTAGTATGAAGGTTCACAATGATGAGATTTGGAATGACTATGTAAAGAATGGTCGTGTCAAGGGCTTTAGTATTGAGGGCTACTTTGTAGACAAGGTTGAGGCATCTAAACAAGACCCAGAGGAGTTAGAAGCGCAAAGTAAATTAGATAACATTAAAAATGTTATTTTAGAAGCCATAGGAAAACAATCAATAAAAGTTGAGATGAGCATACTTTCTAAAGTTCTTATTGGTGTAATTGATTTTAACTCTGGTGTTAAAAAATTAGAGAGCGAAATAAAAAGTGTAAGCTCATCGCTAAATGGAATGGTTAAAAATGTTGATAGCAATATGTCATCTATTGACAAAGCCTTAAGAGAATTAGAGTCTAAAGTAAAAGAACTTGGTATCCCATTAAGTAATCTTGTTGACACAAAAAAAATAGGTGAGTACAACCAAAACAAAAAGGTTTTTGAAAAACAAAAATCAGCCGTTAAGCAAATTTCTAAATTAGGTTAAAGAGATGAACGAACAAGAAGCACATATTAAACTTAACGCTATCAAGGCAATCATTAAGAAAGACCTCCGCACAAAAAAGGGTAAGCGTACTGAATTAGAATCCTACAAGGATTACCCCACTTCGGTACGCAACAATGCTAAAAGGGGTATTGAGTTAAACAAGAAGGTGAACAACAAGTGTGCTACGCAGGTAGGTAAGGTTAGAGCGCAACAGTTAGCCAATGGTGAAGCCATTAGTGTAGAGACTATTAAGCGTATGGTATCTTACTTATCTCGTGCAGAGGAATACTATGAAGAAGGTGACACAAGTTCTTGCGGATATATTAGCTATCTACTATGGGGTGGCAAGAGTGCCAAGAGATGGGCAGAGAGCAAACTCAAGCAGATTGAAAAAAACTAACAATAACAAACACATATAGTTAACTTGATATGAAAAGAATATCGCTAAATAAGGTGATGGCTAAATTAGCCGAAGAGCAAACACCACAAGAAAAACTTGAATTAGCATCTTACGATGCGGCAAAAGGAATTAGCTCTCAAATAGACTTGGCAAAAGGCAAGGTCAACGGAGCGTTAATAGATGTAAAGGGTGTGGCGCAGAAATACCAATCAGACTTAAAAAAATCTGGTATGGAGGCTATCAAAGCCAAAGGCGATTTAGAAAGAAAGGCAAAGGAAATAGGTGTTGACCCAAATGACTTACAAAAGTACCGTGAATTAGAAAAAGCGATAGACGAGGCTTCAAGTGTAAGCAAAGACATTGATTCACTTATGTCTAAACTAAACTCTTTATACATCTAATATGAAACAAGGCAAAACTGAAAAGGCGGTATTCGCAAAGCTCTCTACCGAGAAGGTGGAGTTGGCTAAATCTGTTGGTGAATTGCAGAAGGTTATTCGCAATGCTGAAATATATAGAGATTCAGTAAACGATGCATCAAGCGACTTGGCTAATATGATTAACCGTATTAAAGGTTTAAGTCAAGAGATTGAACGCAAAGAGTCTTTTATGAAAGAGGCGTTTAACAAGTCTCAAGATTTTGCAAGTGGTCTTGTGGTATTTACTCAAGGACTTGATAAGATGGGTATTAGCGAAGACTCGGTAAAAGAAGCTCGTGAAGCAAGAACAGTTATTAAGGACTTGCAAAAGAGAGTTAATATACTTTCGGATATTGTGAAAGAATCAAAAAAATATATTAAGTAAGATATGAAATCACAAGAAACATTAAGCAAGATTATGGAACTGCTTAACCTACAAGACGAGGTTAAGTTAGAGTCTATGAAATTAGAGAACGGCACTACTATTGAAGCCGAAGCATTTGAAGCCAACCAAGAGGTGTTCATCGTAACTGAAGAAGACGAGAAGATTGCTCTACCTGTAGGTGAGTACACTTTGGAAGATGGTCGCATCCTTGTGGTAGCTGAAGAAGGTATCATTGCTGAAGTTAATGAGGCAGGAGAGCCAGAGGCTGAAGAAGCACCTGCAACTGAAGAAGTTGAGGAAGTAGAACAAGCTGAAGAAGAGCCTAAAGAGGAAATGAGCTACGCTACTAAAGAGGAGTTATCTGCTGCGGTTGAAGAGATGAAGGCTATGATTGAAGAAATCAAAGCAATGATGTCTCCTAAAGAAGAAGAGATGGCTGAAGAGGTTGCTGAAGTAGACTTATCTGCTGACGAACCTGCTGCAAAGCCTATTAAGCACTCTCCAGACACGAAGACTGCTGACTTGCAGAAGTTCTCTAAAGGAGCAAGAAAAGACACACTATCAAGAATCTTTGACAAATTAGGATAATGAAGAAAGTAGAATCTATTTGGGCAGAGTTATCTGCTAAAGCAAAAGAAGTTGAGACCACTCAAGAAGTTGAGTTGAGCGAAGAGCAAGTAGAACTTGGGGCAGTTGAAGATGCCATTAAGAAAATGCAAAAAGAAGCATCCGACCTTTCGCAAGACATTCTTTCTGCTTCAGCTTGGGGTAGAGATGTAATTGCAGCTTATGAAACTGCTGACAAATTATATGAAGATGCAAAATCTGCTTATGATGAGTATGCTAAAACATACAATAAGTTCGGTCAAGAGATTAAATCTGCAAATGATTTAGCAGCAAGAGAAAAGTCTAATGACATCTTTGGCAAACTAAATCAACTAATGGATATCAATGAAGAGTTGAATCGTTATGGAGCTAAAGTAAATGAAGTTCCTCAATCACGAATCAATGAGATTAGAGAGGCTTTTGATAAAGCAAAGAAAGCCAACTATCCAGATTTAAGAAGATAGATTAAAAAAGAAAGGAGGGCATAGCCCTCCTTTTTTATTCACCATATGCAGGTGGTATACTTTGTCCATCTTCCGACATTAGGTCGGGGTCTTCCCAATTTATAGCATACACAAATAGACTTTCTTCATCATAGTACATATCCCAACTATCAATAAAGTCCTCTACCGTGTAGAAATTAGAGAAGTCCGTTACAAAGCCAGAAGTGTTGTAAGGGTTAAGGTCAAGCTCTTTAAGTTGCTCAATGCTTTTTACTTTATCCATCGTTTTTTGTGTTTTGGTTTCTCCAAACATACATAAAAAACTAACACACACACACCTACATAGTTAACTTTATATAAAATTGAATAATCAATAATTAAATAAACAGAAAGATGGCTACATCAATCACAACTACATATGCAGGAGAATTTGCAGGAAAATACATTTCTGCTGCATTGTTATCAGCCGACACTATTGAAGGTGGCGGTATTACTGTAAAACCAAATGTTAAGTACAAAGAGGTAATGAAAACTCTTTCTACTAACGCATTGGTTAAAGACGCTGCGTGTGACTTCGCTGACCAAAGCACAGTTACTCTTGCAGAGCGTGTTCTTCAACCAGAAGAGTTCCAAGTAAACTTGGAATTATGTAAGAAAGATTTCCACAACGATTGGGAAGCAGTTCAAATGGGTTACTCTGCATTTGATTCTTTGCCTCCTTCATTCGCTGATTTCTTAATTGGTCACATCGCTGCTAAAGTAGCACAGAAGACTGAAGAGAATATCTGGCAAGGTGTTACTGCTAACGCAGGTGAGTTTGACGGATTTGAAACTCTATTGGCTGCTGACGGAACTGTAATTGATGTTACAGGTACTTCTGTTACTGCTGCTAATGTTATTACTGAAATGGGTAAAGTAGTTGATGCTATCCCTACTGCAGTATACGGAAAAGAGGACTTATACATCTATGTTTCAAGCAATGTTGCTCGTGCTTATGTTCGTGCATTAGGTGGATTCGGTGCTTCAGGTCTTGGTGCTAATGGTGTGAACAACGAAGGTACTACTTGGTTCAATGGTGGTGACCTTGCATTTGACGGTGTTAAATTGTTCGTATGTTCTGGCTTGAGTGACAACACTATGGTAGCTGCTCAAAAATCTAACTTGTTCTTCGGTACAGGTTTGTTGGCTGACCACAACGAGGTGAAGCTAATTGATATGGCTGACCTTGATGGTTCGCAAAATGTTCGTGTTGTAATGCGCTTTACTGCTGCTGTACAATATGGTATTGGTGCTGACATCGTACTTTACTCTTAAGAAGTAATTTAGTTAATAATTAAAGGGGCAGGTAGGCATATGCTTGTCTGCCCTTTTTTATAAAAAAAATAAAAGAAATTATGGCTTGTGATTTAACAAAAGGTCGTGCGCTCCCTTGCCGTGAGTCTGTAGGTGGTATTAAAGCCGTTTACTTTGTAGACTTCGGTGACTTGGGTACGATTTCTCTTACTTCGGATGAGGTAACAGATATGACAGGAACATTCTCTGCTTACAAGTATGTGTTGAAAGGCACATCTTCAGTAGAGCAAACAATCAACGCTTCTCGTGAGAACGGAACAGTATTCTTTGACCAAGCGGTTAGCCTTACTTTGCCTCAATTAAGCAAGGAAGATAACAACGAGTTGAAGTTAATGGCTTACGGAAGACCTCACATTGTTGTAGAGGACTACAATGGTAACGCTTACTTGGTAGGTCGTGAACACGGAGCAGATGTAACAGGTGGTACTATTGTTAGTGGTGCTGCTATGGGAGATATGAGTGGTTACACTCTTACCTTCAACGCTATGGAGCGTACTGCTGCAAACTTCATTGCAGGAGCAACAGATGGTAACCCATTTGCAGGTATGACTTCTGCAACTGATACTATTGTGCTTTCATAATAAAGTAGTATATTTGTTCTGCACTTGGTGCGGATAATAGGTGTTTTGGTTAGGGTAGTCTTCGGGCTACCCTTTCTTTTTGATAACACTTTACCTCTCTTGTGGTTAACCTATTATGCATATTGTAACTACAACAGACAAGAAGATATATTTTGTTCCCAGAGCGTTTGATTTAAGCGTGTCGGTAGTTATTACTGATGAGGAAACAAATGTATCTGCTACGGAGTCTTTAACGGCTACGAAGGAGGCGAACTACCTCCATATAACACCTGCTTATACATTCGTAGAGGGTAGGTACTACACAATAAGAATTACAGGAACAAACGAGATATACAGAGGTAAGGTCTATTGTACTAATCAGACTAACCTTGAGAAGTTCAGTGTCAATAGTGGTGAGTTCACCTACTACGAGGATACTGATAATGATAATCAATACATTTACCGATGAGCAATATACGCATCGTAAACCTCGCAACGCATACTACCCCTGCGGTTGTTGAAGACAATCGTAAGCAATGGGTAGCCTATGGTGAGGATAACAACTACTTCCAATTTCTTATAGACAGGTACAATGGGAGTGCTACCAACAATGCCATTATAAATGGTATGACCGAGCTTATTTACGGAAAGGGTTTGTATGCTACCGATGCATCACGAAAGCCCGATGAGTACGCTATGATGAAGAGTCTCTTCTCTCGTACTTGTATGCGTAAGATAACCTTTGATTTAAAGGCTATGGGTCAAGCGGCTATGCAGGTTATCTACAACAAGGACAAGACAAAGATTGTCCAAGTAGAGCATATGCCTATTGAGACTCTCCGTATGGAGAAGATGAATGACGATGGTGAGGTTACAGGATACTACTACTCTAAAGATTGGACAAAGATTCGCAAGAAAGGTTTTGAGCCTATTAGAATACCTGCTTTTGGTTATGGAGAGAAAGGTGAGGGTTTAGAGATTTATTGTATTAAGCCTTATCGTAGTGGATTTTACTACTACTCACCTGTAGACTATCAAGGTGGTTTGCCTTATGCAGAGTTGGAAGAGGAGGTAGCAAACTACCACATCAATAACATTAAGAACGGACTCTCACCAAGTATGTTGATTAACTTCAACAATGGTGTGCCTACTGAAGAGGAGCGTGAGCTTATAGAGAGACGAATCATACAGAAGTTTAGTGGTTCATCTAACTCTGGTAAGTTTATCTTGGCGTTTAACGACAACAAGGAGATGGCTGCAAGTATTGAGCCTGTTCAGTTGAGTGATGCGAGTGAGCAGTATCAGTTTTTAGCTGACGAGGCTATGCGTAAGTTGATGGTAGCCCATAGGGTTACTTCACCTATGTTGATGGGTATTAAGGACAATACAGGATTGGGTAACAATGCTGACGAGTTGAAGACGGCAAGTTTGCTATTTCACAACACGGTTGTTAGACCTATCCAAGAAATGATTCTTGATGCTATTGATGACATCCTTGCGGTGAATGGTGCTTCACTCAATGTGTTCTTCAAGACACTACAACCTTTGGAGCTTCAAGCGGATATTACAGAGGAAGAGAAAGAAGAATTAAGCAAAGTAGAGTTGGGGGACGATAGCCGCCCTTTTCTTGATGACGAGTTAGCCCACGAGATGTTAGATGCATTGGCTGACTTGGGTGAGGAAGAGCCAGAGGGCTATGAACTCATTGATGCAGAAGAAGTAGGAGATGAAGAGCCAGAAGACTTTGATGTTGAAAGCTATTTAAACGGGCTTGTAAGCCTTTCTGCTACGCAAGATAGCAACCAAGACACCGAACTCTACAAAGTGCGTTACAAGTACTCTAAAGGCACTTCAAAGACACCTATGGGTCAAAGCAGAACTTTCTGTAAGACTATGATGTCTAAAAAGATGTTATACCGTAAGGAAGACATTGGACAGATGAGTGCAAGAGGTGTCAATAAATCATTTGGACACAAGGGTAGAAACTACTCACTATTTAAGTACAAGGGTGGTGTAAACTGCTACCATAGATGGGAGCGTAGAATCTACAAGAAGAAGTTAAAGAAAGACGGAACTGAATGGGGTGGTAACGCTCTACAGGGGACAAAGTTTGTGAATGTAAACCAAGCGGTAAGAGAAGGATTTAAGATGCCAAAGAACCCTAAAGAGGTGGCTCAAGCTCCTATTGATATGCCGAGACAAGGTCATCACCCTAATTACGGAAAATAATGGCAAAGGTATTATTTATAAAGAGAGACGATTTAGTACGCAATAGCGTGTTGTCTGGCAACATTGATTCGGACAAGTTTCTTCAATTCATAGAGATTTCTCAAGAAATCCATTTGCAGAACTATCTTGGCACAAAGCTCTACGATAAGTTACGCAATGACATTATAGGCGGTACATTGACTCCTGCTTACGAGACTTTGTTAGATGACTATATTCAGCCTATGTTGATTCATTGGGCTATGGTAGAATACCTACCTCACGCAGCTTATACTATCGGCAATGGTGGTGCTTACAAGCACACGGCAGAGAACAGTATAGCTATGGAGAAAGACGAGGTAGACTTCTTAACAAACAAGCATAGAGATATTGCTGAACACTACACTCGTAGGTTTATTGACTTTATGTCTTTCAATCAGTCTACATATCCAGAATACTATACAAACAATAATGATGACATCTACCCAGACAAAGATGCGGTCTTCAACGGATGGCAACTATAAACGCTACAAGGTCAAGGAGGTTAACTTAAAGAAGCTGCAAAAGCTGATTAAAAAATTAGAGAACAATGGCAACTGACGAAAAAGGATACGGGTCAATATATGGCTCAACTTGGTGGGGTAGCGGAGATGCTTTCACTAATCAAATCGGATGGGGTAGTGCTATGTTCTATATCCTTGACCCTGCTCAATTCCAGAATAGAGCGTTGGAGGATGGTGCTACAATGGAAGCCTTTGAATGTGTAAGTAAATCATTGAGAAGATTCCCACAAGCGGATAGAGGCAGACAATTGATGGATGCTTATGATGTTAGGGTAGTTGCCGCAGGAGGTGATACGGAAGCGAGAACCTGTACAATAAATGAATTAAACGAAATTCTATAATGAGTGGGTTCGTATACAAATGGATAGATTCTTCTAACGATATGTACTATATCGGAAGCCACAAAGGTTCTCCGAGTGATGACTATATTGGTAGCGGACTTCATTTTAGCAGAGCGTACTCAAAAAGACCTAAAGCATTCTCCAGAGAGATTATCTACAATGGTGTAGATTACAGAGAGCTTGAGGAGTTTATTTTGCAAGAGATGGATGCAGCTAACGACTCAATGTCTTACAACCTAAAGAACTCTGCTATTGGAGGTCATATGGGAGAAGAAGGTATTGAGAAGATGCGTAAAAAAAGAAAGGGTACTATTCTATCCGAAGAAACTAAACGCAAGATGAGCCAATCAAAAACAAAATATAGTTTGTATTGTGAGGCTAACGGCAAAACATATAAAAGTGCTACTGAAGCAGCAGATGATTTAGGATATACTCATTTGCATATTAGAGCGATGTCTAACAAAAAAGATAAAGCCAAGAATCATCTCGGCTTAATCCGAATTAAAAAAATATCATAATGTCGTTATATAAAGACGCAAGTTTAGTAATGATACCGAGTGCTTACAAGGATGGTAAGTTGTATAGCATACGCCCTACTGATGGTAGTGGTGATTTTACATTTAGTAGGGGTTCAAATCTTGCTGCTACAAGGGTAGATGTTAATGGTCTTATTGAGAAGGGTAGAGAGAATCTCTTGCTGCAATCAAATCAGTTTGATACTACTTGGTCAAAAAACAATGCAACACTAACGAGTGGGCAATCGGGATATGATGGTACAAGTGACGCTTGGAAATTAGAAGCAACTGCAATTGGCGGAAGTGCTTATATTTCAAATGCCGCATCACTTACATCAATAAAGTCTTGTAGTGTCTACGCTAAAGCAGGAAGTTATGATTATGTCATTGTTCAATGTGGTGGTGGTACAGCCTCTTATGCTTGGTTTGATTTAACTAATGGTGCGGTTGGTACTGAAATAAATGTTATTGATTCTAAAATTGAATCAATTGGAAACGGATGGTATAGATGTTCAATTACTGCTCAAGGCACTCACACGGGTGCTACAATATATGCAGCTCCAAGTGATGGGGGTGTAAGTGTATCCGCAGAAAACTACATCTACATCCAAGACGCTCAATTAGAGCAAGGCTTGGTTGCTACTGACTACATTGAAACAGGAGCATCTACTGCACAAGCAGGTATATTAGAGGACTTACCGAGATTAGATTATAGTGGTGGTGCTTCGTGTCCTGCTCTTTTACTTGAGCCTCAAAGAACGAATGTTATAACGCAGTCCGAGTATTTTGAATCTTGGAACAATAATGAAGTGCTTTTTGATTTTGGCTATTCCGCACCTGATGGAACAAATAGTGCATACAAGATTATTAAAAACGGAACACAAGCATATTTATACTTGACAGGTATTAGTGCAGCAGATGATTCCAGAAGTATTTATGCGAGAACCACAAGTGGAACAGGTCAAGTCAATTTAACTTCTCATAATAGTAATTCAAATAGCCTCTTTACAATTACTGAAGAATGGCAAAGATTTGAAGTAACATCTACTCCTCTAATTTCAAGTAATTATTATGCAGTAGACTTTAGAGCAGGAGACCTTGATGAGGTAATTATATGGGGAGCGCAACTTGAATCAGCAAGTTACCCCACAAGTTACATACCTACTATGGGTTCTGCGGTTACGAGGTCTGCTGAAAGTCAAGCCACTGATTATGGAGTTTTAGGCGGTGGTCAAGTAGGTTCTATTTTTGTAGAGTTTGAGAGATTTGCAATAGACACCTCTTGGACAGGTGCTTTTACTCAATTAGTATCGTCAGGAGGTAGTGAAGAAATTAGATTGCATTTTGATGCACCTTCTGCTCAAGTTAGATGGAGAGATGCAAATAATAGTTATTCAGATATAGGAGGTTCAATTTCAACACCATCAAATTCACGAATCAAAACAATCTTAACCTCTGATGGAAATACTATAAAAGTATTTGCTAACGGCTCTAAAATAGGAAATGATTACACTATTGTAAATCCTTTAGAATTTGATAAGTTGGTAAACCTCCAAAGAGGTGCTATGAATTTATATAGTGAAATGTATTTCCCTACGGCATTAACTGATAGCGAGTGTATCGCATTAACTGAATAAGATATGAGCATATACGATAAATCAAGTTTGGTACTTATACCAAGCGGAACAAAGACAGGTAAAGTGTTTAGCCAAAAGCCTGTAAGCGGTGATGGTGATTTTACTTTCACTCGTGCAAGTGCTGCTACGAGAGTTAATGCAGATGGTAATATAGAGAAGGAGACAGGTAACCTTATTGCTTCAGAGTAATCAGTTTGATACTACTTGGTCTGCTCTAAACACAACACTTGCAGGTGGACAAGCAGGATATGATGGCTCAACAAATGCTTGGAAAATTACGGCAGTTGGAACAGGTGGAGGTAGAAAAGTTCAGCAACAAATTTCCACAAGCGGTGTAATTAGTTTTTCGGTATATGCTAAAGCAGGTACTGCAAATTACATTGCTCTTGAATGTGGAGGTACAGGAGGATTTTATGAATACTTTAGTTTAGTTGATGGTACTGATGGAGCAGGACTTGGTAACATAGATGTTAATGCAGAAGATGTAGGTAATGATTGGTGGAGATTTACTATTGTAGGAAATCCAAGTTCTCTATCAAGTGTAAACATTTTTGCAAGTAATACCAATAACGCTACTGATATTAGTGATGGTCAATACATCTACATCCAAGATGCACAAGTAAATCAAGGGTTGATAGCGCAAGAGGTGCTTACTACAACTACTGCTGCCGTATACGGAGGTATTACAGACAATACTCCAAGATTAGATTATACGGATAGTTCGTGTCCTGCTTTGTTGCTTGAGCCGAGTAGGACGAACAACAACAATCAATCCGAATACTTTGGAGCTTGGTCGGCAAACGCTACAATTACCGCAAACGCTGATATTAGCCCCGAAGGTGTTAGAAATGCATATAACATTGCATCAAATAGCGGTGTTGGAAATGGTATTCTTAAAATTATAGGAGTGCTTTCAAGCACTCAATATGTATGTAGTATCTATGTAAAAAGTGCAGGGGCAACAACAGGCAAATTAAGATTATTTGATGGGTCAACGGGAGCAAGTACAACAACAACTTTTACCCCAACAAGTGAATGGCAGAGAGTAGAAGTAACAAGAACAAGTGGTTCAAGCACTTTTCAATTTCGTATTGATATTCATAGCAATGATGGAGACTTGCTAATTTATGGCGCACAACTTGAAGCAGGAAGCTACGCAACATCCTACATACCTACCTATGGGAGTAGTGTGAGTCGTGTAGTTGATGCTTGTTTAGGTGCAGGAGATGCTTCAACCTTTAATTCTACTGAAGGGGTTTTATTTTGGGAAGGTTCATTTGATTCAACATCTACAACGGCAGGTGCTATTGCGATTATTGGTTCGGGTTCAAACAGAGTTCAACTATATAATTCGGGAACATCATTAGTCGTTTTAATTCAAGTAGATGGTGTTTCGGTTTTTGGTGCATCAACAAGCGGAACGATAGACATAACTTCAAACCATAAATACGCAGTTAAATGGGGCTTAAATGATTTTGCCTTTTGGATAGATGGTGTTGAGTATTCAACTAATACAAGTGGTGCGACCTTTAGTAATAATACTTTAAACGAATTAAGGTTTTCAGATTTATATACAAATTATCTATACGCTAACACCAAGCAAGTCCTCACTTTCAACACCGCTTTATCAAACGAAGAATTAGCAGCACTAACAACAATCTAATATGAAAACATTTAGAAAATACTCATTCGGCTCTAAAGGAGCAGCAACAACTAAAATCAACGCATTGGGTACAGAGACAACTCCCGAAGGAGATGTTGTACCTAATCACCCTCACGCTATTGTTCATCTTGGACACTTGGTAGAGACTGAAGGTACATACGATGATGAAGGAAACGAACTCACCGCACCTGTACTATCTACTACCTACCATATAGATGTATTGTGGGATGGTGAGCCTGTTGAGGCTTGGGATAGTGCTATGGTATGGTGTGCGCCTATGGGTATTCATACCTTCGGTTCATCTTCTGCTATTGCGGAGTGGACTGAAAAGTGTAAGGAGTTGCATCCTGAATACTTCCCAGAGCCAAGCGAAGACTTAATCTAATGAACGATAAGAACTACATACCATCTCGTACTTCCCCTAAAGGGGGGAGGCGAGGTTGTCTTTGTTGGGAAACCTCAACCTACTCTATAGACTGTTGTGATGGTTCTGTAAGAGCGCAAGGTGTAGGTAGCGTGTATTTGACAGATGAGGAATGAAACTAACGGAAAACTTAAGCCTTGCAGAAGTGATATACTCTGCGACTGCTTTACGAAAGGGGATTGTAAACAAGCCAACGGTTACACACCTAATCAATTTGAAGGAAGTAGCCAAGAATATCTTTCAACCCTGCCGAGAACACTTTGGAAAGCCCTTAAGAGTTACTTCTGGTTATCGGTCAAAGGAGTTGAATAAAGCCATAGGCGGTTCTAACAACTCACAACACTCAAAGGGTGAGGCATTGGATATGCAGTCTACAGAGGGGTACACGAATCGTGACCTCTTTATGTACATCAAAGACCACTTGAGCTTTGACCAACTCATAGGAGAGTTTCCAGATAATGTAGGTGAATTTGCTTGGGTACATTGTTCGTATAAAACGGAGGGTAATAGAGGTGAGGTACTGATAGCATATAAAGACGATAACAACAAAACCAAGTACGCAAAATGGTAAAGCGTTGTTTAGGTAATTTAAAGGAGATATTCCTCTATGCTGATAGTCAGCCTACGGAGATAATGTTAGGTGCGTTAAACTTCATCCTATTGCTTCCTGCGACTATTATAGAGTTGGGTTGGATACCTGCGTATCAAATCTATGGTTTGTTGGTAGGAGGGTTATCAGCTCTTTGCAGTTGCTAACAAGAACATCAAGTACAGAAAGACTGCCTCATTACTCTCATTTACAGTCTTTACGACAACCGTAACATTTTACGCTCTTGAAGGTTATCTTAATAACTCCGCTTCTCATTGGGGTTGGGTGGTCTTATGGCTATCCTCGTTGAGTAGTGTTAAAAGAGTACATAGCGAATACTGGCATAGACAATGGAACAACAAGGCGTAATTATAGCGGTGGTAGCCGCACTAACCTCTGGAGCAGCTTGGAAGTTTTGGGAGGCAAGACTCAAAGCAAAACAACAAGAGAGAGAAATAGACAGAGAAGAGGACTTCGCCTATCGTGATGACTTGAAATCTCGTGTACAAAGGTTAGAGGATTTGCTTACTGAAAGCAATGAAAAAGTATTAGCTTTGACGGCTGAAGTACACGCTCTACGAACGGAGGTACACTTCTTGACTAAAGAAAACGAAAGACTAAAGAACATACGATGAACGACACAGACTTTGGATTCTCAAACGACTTTGAGGACTTTGTAAACGATTTAACTAACGATACTGCTAACGACAAGGCTTGTTCTATTGACAACCCAGATTGTGAGGCTTGTGGCAGTTAAGTGGTGTATTACCGAACCAAAGGAATGTACTTGTAAAAAGAATTGTAATGAACCCACTAATAACAAAACTACTCGGAAAAAGCGCACAGGAGACGATAGAAGCCGTTTCTAATGTCGTAGACAAGTATGTATCCACTCCAGAGGAGAAAGCCACTCTAAAGGCTTCTATTGAGTCCGAGATAAGTTCTCGTTGGAGAGCGGATATGAAAAGCGATAGTTGGTTAAGCAAGAATGTAAGACCACTAACCTTGATTGTAGTGATTAGCTTTCTGGTAGTTACTACTTTCTTTGATGGGTTGGGCTACCTACAGGTAGACCCTGCTTGGATAAGTTTGTGGAATATGTTAAGTGTAACCGTTGTAGGTGGATACTTCGCAGTACGCTCTCTTGATAAGAGAGGTAATGTTAAGTAATTAACTTTTATTCACAATAGTTGAATATCTCTTTTTTTTCTTTGAACTTTGTATATATAAAGATATAGAGACGGAGACTTGTAAGTCTCTATTCTAATAGAGAGATATATAGATAGAGGCTTATAGCCTCTTTTTTTATAACTATATATAGATTTATATAAGGGGGGAGTTGTGTCTTGTAGACACTTCCCCTCTTTTTTTTTGTTATTTATGTTGTATGTTAATTATTTTGTTTACATTAGCACTATTGTTAACCAAAACACTTATACAATGATTAATTTTACAGAAGCCCAAATTCAAGCTATGATGAGTTACACATCTGGTAATCGCAACCTTGCAATTGAATACTTAAAAGAAGAAGCAGAGTTTAACTCACATCTTGGTAAATACTAAAAAGGCAAAGCCCCTCTACGGAGGGGTTTACTTTTTTTTATTACATTCGTATCAAATCAAAACAACTATGGAAGACAGAGAATACACTAAAGCTCGTGTTGAGGCTTTGTACAATGAAGTGAGACTCCTGAAGGAGTTCATCATTAGAGACTATGCCACTAAAGGCATATCGGGACAAATGGCAATGGATTTATTTAAAGCATTCAAAGAGAATGAAGACAGTAGTCAAGATTAAGCAAACTGAATACCCAGAAGAATATGAAATCAATGAACTCACAATACAAGACCACTTCTACTTACACTTCGGATTTCCCGATGACAGAAGACTCTACAAACGATTCAATGGAGATGCACTCTCCAAGTACCACCAACCAGAGATTGACACCAAGTTACTATTTAGGTAAGTACAAGGGCATTGAGGCTTTTGATGTGTGTATGGACTTTGCAAGAGACTCTTACAACATTGGTGTAGCTATCGCCTACCTACTTCGTGCAGGTAAGAAAGAAGACAATCCTAAATCACAGGACATACTTAAGGCTATTCACCATTTAGAAAAAGAATTGGAATATGAACGAATTAACGCTCTCCCTCACGCTACCGAAGACAATAAGTCTTAACGCACTATACGCAGGTAAACATTGGACATTTAGAAAAAAGATAAAAGATGAATATAAAAAAATCGTTGAAACAGAATTGGCTCGTTACGACCACCATATTGCAAAGAGTATGTCTATCCATATTAGGTACAATACTCGTGCCGATGTGGACAACCTTGTACTTGTTTCAAAATTTACTGCTGATACTCTCGTTGCTAACGAATGGATTGCAGACGATAATCCTAAACACTACCACAGGCTCACTATCACTTTTGACCCAAGCGTTGAAAAGAATTATTGTGAAGTTGAGGTTAGATTAAAGGGTGCAACCTTGCGAGTATAAACATTTTTATTAACTTTGAACTATTAACTAAATTAAATAACGATGACAAAAACATCTATTGTAAAGGACATCAAGTCCGCAGGAGAGCCGTACAACGGTCAGTATGGAACACTTTATGGGTTCTATGTAACATTTGAAAATGGAGATAATGGTAAGTACAACTCCAAGTCTGCCGACCAGAACAAGTTCTTGGTAGGACAAGAGGCTACTTACGATTACATCCCAAGAGAGTACAACGGCAAGACCTACTACACGGTAAAGCCTGTTAACCCACAATACGCTAATGTAGCTCCACAGAGTGGTTCTAACGGCACATCTGCTCCAAGTGGTACACATACCTCTAAAGACGAATCAATCATTCGCCAAACGGCTCTCAAGGCAGCAGCCGAGATTGGTGGAACTCCGCAAGTAGTTATTGCGAATGCTCAACTCTTTGCTGATTGGGTAATGAAGAAAGGCGCAGCCCAAGCCACTTCAACTCATCAGCAACACTTTCAAGGAAGAGAGGAAGCTCCTGTAGGACAGGACGGCTTACCATTCTAAAGAAGAATCATTAGGGGAGGGCATTTGCTCTCCCTTTTTAACACCTAAAACACACTATGTCTAAAATATCTTATGCCGATGTCTTTGGTAAACTTGACGATGTCCGAATGGGTAAAGTCAAGGAAGGGCTAAAGTTCGGTCAATGGAATCTTGATGAACACTTGAGATTCAAACGAGGCAACTTCAATGTTGTATTAGGTCACGCAAATGTTGGTAAGACATCCGTGATGTTATATTTAATGCTACTTCAAACGATTGTCAATGATGTTAAGTGGCTTGTATTCAGTTCCGAGAACACACCTGTATCTCTCGCAAAGAAACTATCCGAGTTCTTCTTGGGTAAACCCATTAATAAGATAGATGAAGATGAGTTCCAGATGGCTCTTGATTTAGTACAACGCTACTTCATTATCATTGATAGTGATAAGAAGATGTACACCTACAAAGATTTAATTGAGGAGGCTACAGACATCTACCACGAAGAGGGCTTTGATGGTTTCTTAATTGACCCTTACAATTCTTTGGTGAAGGACAAAGAGATGTTCAAAACACTTGGCGGTCACGAATATGATTACGAAGTTAGTACCCACTTTAGAAATTGGGCAAAACAACACGATGTAAGTATCTGGTTAAATGCTCACGCAGTAACGAATGCTTTAAGAATGAAGCACTCCGCAGGACACGAATATGCAGGTCACCCTATGCCACCAAGCGCAGCAGATATTGAAGGCGGTGGTAAGTTTGTAAACAGAGCAGATGACTTTGTAGTGATTCATCGTTATATTCAACACCCTACGGAATGGATGTATAACCAAGTACATATCCGCAAGGTGAAAGAGGTGGAGACAGGTGGTAGACCAACTCCATTAGATGAGCCTGTAAGATTTAGGAGCATCCCTAACAATGTAGGGTTTGAGATTCACGGAGAGAACTTGATAGGAAAGAAAGAAAAAGAACAAAGCAAAATGCCTTTTTAGATGGAAGAATTAAAAGACGAAGATTACCGATGGGTAAGAGGGGGAAGTAAGAGCATTGCTCTATTATGGTTGAGACAAAAGAATCAAGACCTAATGCAGATAGCCAATGCCCTTAAACCTCAAGACCCAGAGAACGAGTATGAGATGGATATATTCATTGACCTCGTTAGTATCTACTCTGCTATAGATTCCGCCATAGGTATGGTAGAGGATGTGCAGCAGATGGTATGGGCAGCAGAAGCAAAGAACGCTGACCTCAAGCTAACCATTCGCAACCTTACAAGAAAGATTAACGCTTACGAAGAGCGATTTGATAACCTTAACGAACACCTCAAATGAGAGCAACCGTACTACAGTTACAAGAAGAATACGACAACTACACAACGCACCATAAGATTACAAAGACCAGAGAGCAAAGGAATGTGATGGCAAGGTTTGCTTTTATGGTAGCTGCAAGAGACTTGTACACCACCCTTGAGATTGCAAGGGTCTGTAAGAAGAACCACGCAACTATAATACACGCAACTAAAGGACACGAGATGAACCTAAAGTTTGACAGGAACTATATGCAGTTCTTTAACCAATGTTGTGCTATTATGGACAAGCTACGAGGCTCACAAGAGGAAGGAATAGATTGGGGACTAACCAAGCAGAATGCTTTACTAACGGAGCGTTTACAAAAAACTCGTGAGGAGTTGTCAATAACTCGTGAAAAGTTGTATATTATGGAGCAAGATATGATACAACTTAAAAAGGAATATGAACTTTGCGATTGACATAGCACCCCTTGCAGGATTACTTGTAGGAGTTAACTATTGGAACTCCGAGATGAATGACGATTTTGAGAACCCCAAGTACCACTCTTTGCAGTTGTGCTTCGGGGTTCTTGCGTTAGTAATCACTTGGGCAACCGAGAGAGAAGAATGACAGTATTAGACCTACTTGCCGCTAACCATAAGGAGTGGATAAAGATGGCGTACAAGTTCGGTGCAGGAGACTATGCCGAAGACATTGTGCAAGAGATGTACCTACGCCTTCATAAGTACATAGAGAACCCAGAACGGATTATGTACAAAGACCAACCCAACAAGTTGTTTGTATGGGTTACCCTTCGCAATATGGTTAGGAACTACCAGAACAAGAAAGAGATACTTGTATTCTCTGGAGATATGGTAGAGTATGATACAGAGTTAGATGCCTTTGACTATGAAACGGCAGAGGGCTTTGAAAGGCTAATAGACAAGATATGGGATAAGGTCAATGAACTACATTGGTATGACAAGAAGATGTTTGAAATCTACCACACTACTGATATGAGTATGAGGGACATTGAGAAAGAAACGAAAATATCTCTCTTTAGTATTTTTGACACATTAAATAAAACAAAGAATTATGTCCGAGAAGAAATCAAAGAAGACTACCAAGACTACGAGAACGGTGAAAGCGACCTCATCTAAAGGGTTAGGTGATGACATTGAAAAAATCACAAAGGCTACAGGAATCAAGAAAGTAGTAGACACCTTTGCTGAACTCACGGGAATTGATTGTGGGTGTGATGCTCGTAAGGAGAAGCTCAATAAATTGTTCCCAAGAAGAACACAACCTCTATGTTTAGAGGAAGGGGAGTACACGACCCTCAAGCAGTTCTTTAATGACTTTGATGGTAGAGAGGTCAAAGAGATGTACCAAGAGCCATTAAGCAGGGTACACTCCAGAGTATTCCAACACAAGTATTACATTCCTTGTTCTTGCAATCCGAGAGAATGGTCACAACATATTGCAGACTTGAGAAAGATATATGGAGAATACGAAGGTTAGTAAGTTGCTTCTTGTATGGCTTTGGACTCAAGGTCATAAGGTGAAGGAGTACAAAGAGGCTGAAGGCATTACAACTGTACACGACAAAGACGAGTACAAGTTTGATGTTAGTGGCAACTACGGAGGCTTTCGTGTAGAGTACACACATAATAGATTCTCATTCTATGATGGTGACAAGAAACTAAAAGACACAGACTTGAATGAGTTTCGTTAAAGGAGATATTGGTGAAGACCTTTGGTGTGATTACATCAAGAAACGAGGACACACCGATATTATCCGTGCGCCTAAAAAGAAGTTCTATGATTGGGATGTCAAGAGCATCTACAAGAAAGAGGAACTGACCTTTGAGGTGAAGTACGATAGCAAGGCTTATTGGTGGGCTAATAGACGAGGAACACCAGAGCAACCAAATCTATACATAGAGTTCAAGAACACAAACAAAGATGAGGATAGTGGTATCAAAGCAAGTAAGGCTATGTACTACATCTACATCTTAAAAAGAGATGAATCCAATACCGCCTTTGTATTTGAGAGGAAGGGTATGTTAAGGCACTTGGAGCAGGTTACTTACAAGACAGTAGGTAACTCTGCTACGGGTGATGACAACGCATTAGGATGGATACCTCCACTACATCAGTTAGTTACCCAACCATTTTTTATAAATAAAATTGTGTTGTAATGTAGGTTGTTAAGAATTTTGTGTATATTAGCAGAAACAAAAACACCTTATTATGAAAAATTCAACTGTATTACAACCCGTGTCTTTCACCGAGATTGAGAACTTGACCGATTTTAGCCTCGTAACCTTTGACGGGAATTGCGTAAGTTGGAACGAGGGCATCTGGACTATCAGTAGGGTTACCGAAAAGGCAATCCTTATTGATGACGAATGGTTGCCTAAATCGCAAATCATTGATGTTACTATGGTTGAGAGAAAGCACTACGATGGTCAAAACAACTTTGAGTTAGTCACTATTCCCCAATTAAGCATTAGCAGTTGGTTTGATAAAACGAACAACGGCAAGAGACAGAAGGGATACGCATTTTAATATAACCACAAAACACCTTATTATGTCAAAGAAGACCTACACCCTTAAAGAAGACCTCCTGTACGGAGGCACTCTATTCATTGCCTCATCAATAGGCATTGCATTCTTTTTGTTTATCTACGAACTAATAGAGAGAATATAATGTACTATCTGGACAGAGAGTTGGCTTCGTACCAAGAAGACCAAGCATCGCAATGTGACATCTGCTATGAGTATTGTGATGACAGTTGGGTATGTAACTGCTGCCACGATTGTGAGAAGGAGACTTGCGTATGCGATGACGAAGAAGAAATAATCACACGACAAATAGACTATCAAAAATGATGACACACACTCAAGCAATCTATAAGGCTCAAATAGTATTTGAGGAAGCGTTAAGCGACAAAGAGACGATTGACAAACTCTTACACATAGATGCCCAGATGTATGCTAATACTGGAAAGGACACAAGCAAGGCAGAGATGGAATCCGTTAAGAGGGCATCTGCTTTTATCTACCGACTTATAAAAGGCATTGACTATGATAAGGGTCAACGCTTTATTCAAGCAATGGGATTAACCCGATAAATAAACACACCTATGTCTAAACAAATCACAATGCTCAATGGTGAGCAACACTCTCAAGAATGGCTTGTACAACAAGCTATTGAAGATGACTTCTACTATGGCTATCTCGGTAAGGTAGCGTTCAGTTCATCTAACCTAAAGAAACTTCTGGACTCTCCAAGAACCTACTACAATCTAATGCAGTATGGTGAGGAGACCAATAGCCAAGCTCTACGAGATGGTAGACTAATACACACAATGGTATTAGAACCTCACAAGATAAATGAGATGACCTTCATAGATGTAGCAAGTAAGAATACCAAGAAGTGGAAAGATGCGAAAGCAATCCACCCCAACCACTTACTCTACACTACAAAGGAGCGTAAACTTGCAGAGCGTATGACTGAAGCCCTCTTCAAGAATCACCAAGCAGTAGAGCTATTAAGAGACTCTACCTTTGAAGTACCTGCCGTAGACTATGTAGAGGGATACCCCTTTAGAGGCAAAGCCGACATCATAAAGAATGACGGTACTATCATTGACCTCAAGACTACGAGTGACCTACGCAACTTTGTGTATTCCGCAAGACACAAATACTCCTACGATGTACAGGTATATCTATACTGCCGTCTATTTAATGTAGACTACACCAAGTTTAAGTTCTTGGTTATAGATAAGCTATCGTGTGATGTAGGTGTTTACTCTGTTAGTGAGGAGTTCTTCAACAAGGGAGAGGAGAAGGTAATGTTTGCTTTGAATCAATACCACGACTTCTTTGAGAACAGACCTCTGGAGGAGATACAAGAAATGATTAACAACTATACCATTAGCGGAGAGTTATGAGTTTGGTTAAGATTGCAAATAAGTTCTTGAACGATAATAGGGTTGACAAACAAACCTATATCTCATTAGCATCCCAACGGATGGCTACAAGTAAAATAGGGAGTACTGAAGCTATGTATGCTCTTTATGATTCCAAAGATAATCTTCTTTACATCGGTTGGGCAAGATATATAGCACAGAGATTAGGAGCGCACTTTGTTAGTTATACAAACACTCAAGATATAAAACACAGAATTGCTTACGCTAAATACACCTTTAGATTAAATCAGTTGCGTAATGAGTATAACAAAGTCATTCAATTAAAACACCCAGAAGTTGAGGTATTTGATTTAGAATACTGCACTATAAAGACACTAAAACCACCATACAATAAAGTAAGGTCGGAGGAGAGACTTCTTAAAAGTATATATGAAGAAGCATACTAAAATATATATGGACTACTTCGGCTATGTGTTAGATGACTTCATAGGATGTGAGGTTTGTGGAGCGAGAGCGGTAGATATTCATCACATAGAGAATAGAGGCTCTGGTGGTAGCAAGAGCAAAGACACGATAGAGAACCTAATGGCTCTATGTAGAGAAGACCATATTAAGTATGGTGACTACCCACAGTACAAAGAGATGTTAAACCAAATACACCAAAAACTATTATGAGAAAGATGGAGCAATTCCTACGCATAGCAAATGCGAGACTAAAGAAGGTTTACCCTAACAAGCAACAGAGAAGGGCTTGGGCAGCTAATATGTGGCGCAGGTATGTTGAGAGACAGAATATAGAAAAAGACTTATAGAGGGAGGGGTTTTTACTAACTTAAAACTAAAACGGAATGGTTAATTCGTTCCCTCCCTTTATAACCTTTAAAACAAAAGAGAAATGAGAGAGATACTACTTGAGATGTACGATAAACTTTGGAACGCTGACAAGGACAAGTGGGCTTGGAATGTGATACTGAAGGACACACTTGAGAAAATAGAAAAGTGTAAGCACATCAAAAGAGAAGGTGAAAGTTGCAGACTAAACAACAACTGCACCTATCCAGATTGTGAAATAGAAACCTTTAAAACAAAAGAGAGATGAGTATAACAGATTTATGTCTACGAGATTTAGACGATAACGGAATAGAGAATGATTAGTTTAATACTTGTTACCATAATGGTAATGTATATGCTCCGCAGGGAATACCTACGCTGCAAAGCATTAGAGAAAATACTCAAAAGATATGAAGACGATACTACGAAAAAGAAAACACATTAGAGAGGTACAGAAGTATCTGGAGATGCTAATGATTGACAACATCAATCTATCCATCCAAGCAAGTAGGTTCGGTTGGACTACGGAGTTGCAAGACACTATTACCAACAATGCTTTACTAATAAGAAAATACCAAAGAAGACTACGACTAATTAAAATGTAATGGAAGAACAAGGAAAGAGTGCTAATGTACTCATCAATAGAAACAACCTAAACAACCTATTTGAGTTGTTAGTACAGATACACCTGCGAGGTCAACTATCAAGAGATGAACAAGCCTTTGTACGAAACTTCATAGAACTACCAGATGCTCCTACACGAGAGAACAGACAAGCTCGTAGAGCCAACACCCAAGCAATCAAGAAGCTATTTAGAGAAGAGGCTAAACGCAAGAGAGAAGAGTAGGTTAACATTATAAACTATAACGATTTATAATGGCATTTAAGAAAGGAGAGGTAACCAATCCAAAGGGAAGACCGAAGGGCAAACCTAACAAGACTACTGCCGAGATTAGAGAAGCCTATCAAAAGTTAGTAGAGGACAACCTCACTAATATGACCGAGTGGCTTAAGCAAGTGGCAGACCAAAACCCAGAGAGAGCGATGGACTTGATGCTCAAGTTAAGTGAGTATATGATTCCTAAACTTGCAAGGCAAGAAGTTACAGGTGCAGATGGCAAAGACCTATTCAAGAACATTACCTTTGAGTTCGGTACACCAATCAATGAAAGAGACGAATGACGGTAACGGGCTTTAGTCCACATAAGGTTCAAGCAGAACTCTTACAATCTATTGTAGGGGGTAAAGAGAAATACCACATAGCTTCTATAGGACGGCAGTTCGGCAAGTCTATGATGGGTATGAACCTTGCATTGTATTGGGGGCTTTAACAATAGCCCTTGTAAAATACTATGGGTGTCTCCAGTCTACTCACAAGCGAATAAGGTGCAGAAAGAACTGATGTCTGCCGTAGGTGCAAGTGGTGTAGTGAAATCTAATAACTACTCAACCAATGAGCTTGAACTAAAGAACGGCAGTACCATCTACTTCCGTAGTGCAGAACGATACGACAACATAAGGGGTATGACTCTGGACTATGCCATCATAGATGAGGCAGCGTTCATTAAAGACGATGCTTGGAGTGAGGCTATCAAGCCGACCCTACTTGTAAGAGGTAAGAAGGTTCTCTTCATCTCTACACCTAAAGGTAAGAATTGGTTCTACGAACTATTCCAATATGGGCAGAGCGATGACTACCCTAACTACAAATCATATAAGGGCAGTTCTTACGACACTCCGTTTATTTCAAGAGATGAGATAGACGATGCCAAGAGAACAGTGCCAGATGCTATCTTCAAGCAAGAGTATTTAGCAGAGTTCATAGATGGTGGTGGTGAGGTCTTCGCTAACATAGACCAATGTACTTTCCCTGTATATCCTAAACCACAAGGTAAGGTATTCGCAGGATTGGATATTGGTAAGCAAGAGGACTACACAGTCCTTACGCTAATGGATTCTAAAGGTAGGATTGTAGATATCTATAGGGACAATAAGAACCAATGGAGTGTAATGATTAAGGAGGTAGTAGAGCGAGTACGCAAGTACAACGCTTCTTTACTCGTTGAGGTCAATGGTGTAGGTGACCCTATCTTTGAGCAGATAAAGAGTCAGTATGCAAATACCCATCCCTTTGTCACTACGAACAAAAGCAAGAATGAAATCATAGAGGGGCTTATATTGGACTTTAATGAGGTGAGTGTACACATACCATCAAAAGAATTATTCAGTCCCTTATATAGCGAGTTAAGCTACTTCACATACGAGTATAGCCCAAAGACACGAAGCATTAGATACGGACACCCTACAGGGTTACACGATGACACGGTTATGAGCTTGGCTCTATGCAACTACAACAGAAAGAAGAATAAGACATATGGAACATACGCAGTTAGGTAAGGAGGTAAAGGTTATACTACCAGAGAACGCAAGAGAACTGACTATAGAGCAGTACCAAAAGTTTCTCAAGGTTAAAGGAGATGAAACCTTTATGACACTAAAGGCAATAGAGATATTTGCTAATATCCCATTGAAGGTAGCCTATGCTATGAAGGCTGATGACATATTAGACATCTCACAACACATCTTATCTATCGTAGGTGGTAAGCATCCACTCGTTAGGAGATTGTCCTTTAGAGGCAAGGAATATGGATTCGTTCCTAATCTGGAAGAGATGAGCTTTGGGGAGTACATAGATTTAGATAACTACCTGTCCGATATGGATATGTTGCATAAGACAGTTGGGGTCTTGTATAGACCTATAACAAAAGATAAGGGGGACTTGTATGAGATAGAGCCGTACACAGGTACGGATGGATATTCAGACTTTCCTTTAGATGTTGCATTAGGTGCAACGCTTTTTTTTTATCGTTTAAGCAACAAGTTATTGAAGAATACTCCGACCTCTTCACAGGTGGAGACAACACCGACCTTTCAGCCTCCGCAAACTTTTCAAGGAAGTGGGGATGGTATGGTAGTGTAGACCACCTCGCAGGTGGTGATGCAGCAAGATATGATTCTATAACCAACCTACCCTTGAGACAATGCCTTACTAAATTGGTATATGACAAGGAGAAGGCAGATGTAGAGCGTAAGCAAATGAAACTATCTTAAACACCTTTCGCTCATAGAGGTTAACATATTATGAGCTTCTACGACATTACCACAAAGATACGAGAACACCTTATTGCTAATAAGCAGGTGAACACCGTAACAGAGGGAGACATCTTTGATGTAGACCTCAACAAGCAGACTATATTCCCCTTGTCACATATTATGATAAATAGTGTGACATTCAATGACATTGGAGTTACCTACTCAATGAGCATTCTATTTATGGATGTTGCTGATGTGAGTAAGGATGACCCAAGAGATGAAGACGAAATCTTCTATGGGGTAGAC